AAGATCAGCCAAGGTGAGATTGTCCTTAGCTTTTGGCTGCATATTATCAAGAGATACAGTAATCTCACGAGCTGAGAACTGATCTACTGAAGATAACAAAGAAGTATAAAACCCTTGCTGAACCTCATTCATCTCTACAGTTTGTGTAAATGCTGCTGTACGAACACCAACATTACCAGTTTCAATACCACCACATGCTACAGTCAGTAGCCCCACTAATGCAATCATTGACATTTTTAAAGTTTTAAACATTATATCTCCTCAGTACATCTCTAATAAATAAATAGACATACTGATAGCCAGAGATGCTAATGCAGCCAGTATGAATTTACCGCTAGTAAGTAAATCTTTCTTAGTTAGTAGATTACCGAAGAATATTAAAGAACTTATTCCTCCGAATAATAGTAGAAATAATAAGAATCCTTTAATCACAACCTAGTCTCCTAATAACATTGTTATATAAAATGGTGGGCCAGCCCGAATTTGAATCGGGAACCAACGAATTATGAGTTCGCTGCTCTACCATTGAGCTACTGGCCCATAATTTACTTCTTAGTTAAAAATCCTGCTAAGATTAACAGACACCATGCTTGCCAGTACGAGATGTTAGGTAAGCCAAATATCTCAGGCATCACACCACCCCATAAATAAACCACAGGTACTGCAAAGATTAAAGATAATACAAACCAGACTAAAAGACTTATAATAACTGCCCCAAATGTTGCCATAACGTTTCTCCTTTATTAAAAATTGGCACCCTCGGCAGGACTTAAACCTGCAACCAATGGAGTAGAAATCCATTGCTCTATTCAATTGAGCTACGAGGGCATATTAATTGATGATAGTACTTAGAGTACCTCTTTCATATGTACAACTATACGCCCTAAACCAGCACTTTTACGAGCATCTTCTTCACTTTTAAATGCTGTAGGGCAAGGATTGTCCATAGAATGGAACATAGTCATCCAGTATTCTCTAGGCTCTTTAGCTACACGGTAAGTATCACCCCAGAAATTCCATTGTGGCTCGTCAACTACCTGCCAAGTATCTTGTTTTCCCCACACAGCCACTTCAATTTTCTTACCATCTTTATATGCCCGCATTACTGCAATCTTTTCATCAATATTCATTAATCTTCTCCCATTGCGCCATGCGCCCATAACCATAAGAACCCGAAACAGACAAAGAAGCCTAGTGTAAACGCTCCTGCTACTAAAAGAATTGTATTCATGAGTGTACCCACCTGACGCCATCATGGTTGACCTGAGTAAGCCTACGCACTACATAGTCAATTTCATCCCACTTGATTAGTTTAAATGGGTAGACTTTAGAAGGACGTTTTGTTGGCTTGGTTTTTACTAAGCTAAGTTTAGGTTTGGGCATTCTAAATGCTCCTTTATCATTTTTGACATGTTTGGAATCTGTCTCCTATCAAACATAGGATTCCACCGGCCATTCTCACCTAAAGACACAGCTTCTTCAGAAGTTAAGCAACCTTCTAGAGGGGTTTTCCATGTACGTCTAAACTTTAGCCTACTGTATACACCATCGGAATCTACAATATATTTTCTACCGCTGTATGTAAACTCAACAGCTACATGCCAGAAATGAACATCATTTTTATTCCAATCCGCGTGGCTTAATGGGTTCTTTATAGATTCTCTGGCAGCATCTAAGGAGGTACTGGTAACATCATTAACAACAATTACCCTACAATCAGGGATGTATTTAGACAATTCTCCCGCTACAACACAACACCCGCCATCATTAATGAAATGAAAATTACTAGTAAGAGCTACACATAACTTTTCTAGTAGACGTTTCATCCTAACATCTCCATAAAGTCATCAAAAGATACAGGGCTATTGTCTAGCACAGGGTGCTGTTCTTTTAGTTCTTCCTTAGTGAACATATTAGATTTACTTATGACTGCCTGTTTAGGTGTCACTATAACATTGTTACACCGCTTTGGTTGGGTATAAGTTTTCTTTATATGTGTGTGTAGCTGAGCCTTTAGGATACTACCTAAAGTACGGCTATCAATATCACCACCTAACACTTGACCTGTTGATAAGGTAATCTTTGCACCATTTAACATGACATTCTCCTATTTACCGTTATTAATACTCCAAAATAATACAGCTACTGCAAACCAAAAACTAATCCACACTAGCGCCTCGGGCCAATTCACACTATTACCCAGCACACTAAGACACCATTGAAATGTGCTTCCCAATTAGCATCAAGTATAATCCTATTCTGTTCACGGCTTAACATAATCACCTCCTAGTAAACTTTATAACAATTATATAAGGTTAGTCCTCATACAGTAGGAAAGTACCGCTATCGACAGCTTCCCAATGGCACCCTAGATCAGCAGCAAACTCAGCCAGTACAGGATGAACACCAAATTCATAGTCCATATTGAGAATATCAAAGGCACTCTCTTGTAGATCATCACCAATCTCTGAGACATAGCTACCCTCACCTGACCATACTAAGGCAGAGCCACTGTCAAAATCCTGTCCGGGTTTGAACCAACACTCAGGGAATTCCTGTTCGAGCCTTTCTAAAATATTCATTCGCTAACCCCTAGTATTTTATTCTCCACATTCCACCAGTAAGTATGGCCTTGTGCTGTAAGAGACCAAGAAAAAGCTCCTAACAGTACAGCATTGTCAGACCAATTTTCTGTACTCATAGCATCAACAAGATTAGAATGAATTTCCTCTACCTCAGCGGCGGTGAAACCCTTTTCTACTGACACACTGTCAAAAACCTTTTGGTAATTCTCTTGTATTTCCATTATATATTCTCCAATCAAATTACATATTTAATAACTAATATCACCGATAAAGCACCAAGGCAATACCCTATAAGGAAGGAATCCATACCGTCTTCTAACATTGTTATAAGCATCCTGTGTTTAGATTTTGCACAGTGAGGCTGTTTGGGGACATGTTAGGATGGTTGTTTGACATTAACATAGGCTCCCATAAGATAGCCCATTGCTCTGACATGAACCTGCCTTGTTCCTCACCATGATAATCAAGGACGAGCCATACCACCTCATCCTTACCATTTGCTTTACTGATAACTTGTCGTTTAATCATGTGATATGCTCCTCAGTTATAGCTGGTACTCGGAAGGACGGGGTATCCTAGTTACATCACCCAATGCCCATCCCTCCAAGAATATTAACCAGTAATGTTGCCCATCTTTATACGGCTCAGAGACTATGTGACAATTAGGGTGTCCTGCCTTAATCTCTCTGTATTCTTTTAAATGCCTTGTCCAATAGTACATTACAACCCTGTATAACTAGCAACCTGCTTAGGCTGTAGTCTCATACGGCATAGCTTATTACCATGTGGGCCAATGTGATCCGGGCCACGGCTAACAGTGTAAGGGTCGTTGATATAGTGCTTATTGCAGTGATCTCTCAAATCCTTGGCATCTTGCTTGTCTTGAAAATATGTATCTTGTTCACAGGTTACTGTATTAGGATGCAAACATTCCCCATCTTCCATTACAGGACGGACACTACCCTTACAATCTTTTACACAGAATAATCGCTTCATCGTTCCTCTCCACGAATTGAAGGCTAGTAGAATACCAGCCCTTTGTTATAACATTGTTATAAACTGTTAGCCTTTATACAGGCAAGCAATTTTAAATATAAATCATTTTTATTTTCTATTAAACAATACATCATTTAACAGAAACACTGGCCTTTAAACCCAATTCAATAGCCAACATCTTGACAATATCTTTCTTTTGCTCAGGTTCAAAAGAGCTGCACAATGCTGCAATAGCTTTAATGTGAGACTCTAAAGACTCAACCGAGCCAGCTTCTTTGTTGTCTTTGGGCTTATTTGCACCACGATTGCGGCTATTATCCACCTTGTTGACAGTAACGTTATCATCCTTAACCTTAACACCAATGTTCAAAACCTGATCAAATTGTTCCTTGCTGTAACGCTTTGTTTCCCGTTGAATACCCGCATTGATAGAGGTGATTTTCTTGGCGTCGATGATATCCTCATCATATAGAGTCTGAAGGTCAGCCTCGAAACTACCTAGTTCTTCCGGTGTTGCGCCATTGTCAATAAGGCTGCGGGCAATGGTTGAAATAGCTGTTTGCCCATTAATGAATTCAAGAATTTTCTTTGTGTAGTTGCACATGGTTTATTCCTTTTAGTTTGGAAGGTAAGCCGGAATGGTTTACCCTGTTATACTGGTAGATTAATATAAAGTACTTCTTCAATACCCATTTCTTCAAACCCTTCTACATACACTATCTGTTTTAGTACCGCGCTAAGTGGAATATCATCCCTTCCCCTGATTATCACCACATCATCTAGGAACGACTCGGCATGTTCAATCAGGTCATTCTCTGCTAATAACAGATCATCATACACGCCGATAGTCCTGCCCTGTGAGTCAGATAGTAGGTATAAATTGCCCATTGTATTCCCCTTGTAACATTGTTATAAAAACATTATGATAAGCTGACCTAATATATCAGCTTATTCTAATATTCTTATCTGCCACATATACTACCGCTTCTAATACTTGTATTAATCGTGTGTCATTAAGTGCCGTTCCGTTTCCCCACCAGCTTGCGCTAGTTTCGTCTCTCGCTGTCTATTAGTTTATCTGGTAAGATACTGGCAATAGATAGGTCAAAGCCGACTACACTTCACAAAGGGACAATATTAGTCTCACGTTGTTGCAGTATATGGTGCGCGTCCTGAGAGCAGTAGCCCTGACAACGAGGGGCTGGACTATCTACCAACCTGCTACCCTTTATATAGTCAGTTAATCACTAGGATTCTGGCAACCATATCAGGCCGTTGGTATTACCTAAACAGACTGTGGCGTAAGCACACTGGGCTGGATAGGATTTGAAACTAAGTATATAGGAAACTACTGCATAGTGAAATAATAGTTTCTTATATAGTTATCATTTAATAGTATATACTCCGGCGTCTAGTGTTTCTGTGGGTTTCACCAGTACTATTTTAATGGCTCTATATCCTTGATCTTCCCATGCAGTGCGCTCTGCATCCATTTCATCTACACAATAAACTCTTTCAAAGCCAGCATAAAGAGTCTCAATAGTGCCATCTATAGTGCCAATAACCTTATAATATGTATTCATTGCGTAGCCCTCGAAGCGTTGGTGTTGGGTATATTTTAGCAAAGCCTAGGACTATGTGAAGTAATAAATAATGATATAGACTACCATTCTAAATCACATTTAATGATAGCCCCACTGTATAAAGAGGAACGCCTCTGAGTAGCACAATAAAGACTATGTGTCAAGTAAAGCAGTGCAGTTAGGTTATGCAATAACCATGCCAACATATACGGATAACCTAAACAATATCAATACCTTAATGAGAATCATTCGCATTTAGATTGAATGTTCCACGTGAAACAATAAGGAATAGGTTTGTAAAAATCACCCTCTTTATCCCTCATTTTCACGGTGTTAACCTATTATAATATTAGAATAGTCTAATGAAAACAGTTAGTTACATTATAATATGCTGATATACGGATGAAAGGACTGAAAGACCTTGTATACCTGTCAAGAATATAATCATTCGGTGTAGGGGGGAGAGGGGCCATGCCCCCTATGGGGTATATGTAATGCAATCACGAGAATTATAGTCAAAAAACAGCTGTTAACCTTCGGTATCGTCAGATATTGAGAGTAACACGGAAATTATCTTTCTAATGTTTTCAAGGACTTATAAAATACTTTAAAATAACTATTGACTTTCCAGTGGATTCGTGGTATAATATATATAAGAATTGAGAGATTGTTTAATAAGGTTTATATCTCTCCCCTTAAAGGGAGAAGAGTTAATAAAAACAATTCTTAATATATTATTTTAAGTAAACGGGGCATAGTCTATTTATTTCCAGCTGCGCTGATCAACAAATATTGTTTGATTAGTAAACTGTTCAATAAATCTTTGTTTACTGTTCAATTAAGATTTTATTAACCTTTTTTCTGAAGGAAAAAATTAATAATGAAATTAGTAATTATATCAGTTATTGTAATACTTTCAATAGCTCTATTCTTCAGTATAGCTGATCTTATTCAATATAGAGATGCTGTCCTTCTCAATTCAGCCTGCGCAGCAGGCGCTTCAACCTGTACGAGTTTCTAATATGCCAAAAAAAAGAAATTATAAAAAAGAATACGCTAACCAAGGAGCTTCTAAGAAACAGAAGCAACAAAGGGCTAGGAATAATAAGGCTAATCGAGATTCTGGGACATACGGAAATGGAGATGGGATGGATGTGGCCCATAAAGATAACAATACCAATAACCAGAAGAAATCTAACTTAAAGAAACAAGCACCATCTAAAAATAGATCCTTTAAAAGAACAAAAAAGGCTAAACGGAAGTAACAAATATTTAATTTGGTGGTGTAAAAAAATTATAGAGAAAAATAACCAAATTTAAAGCAAGGATAGAGAAAAGGTGTCTCATCTGGCTCATAACCAGAAGATCGGTTGGTTCGATTCCAACCTTTGCTACCAAACAAAGCGGGTATAGTGTTTAACGGCAGCATAATGTCCTTCCAAGTCAAAGGTCTCAGTTCAAATCTGAGTATCCGCTCCAATAAAGGAGAAGTTAGTGCCTAAAAAAGAAAGACCATCTAAGAAGAAGAAAGCTAAGATAAAACAAAAGAAACCTACAGCATCAATGCTAGGTACAGGTACAGCTAGTAAAGCTGCCAAAGCCATTAAGAAACGTAAAGAACAATTAAAGAAGATTTAATGTCTAAATCAATTGTACAGGAAGCTGCCAAAGGTAGGAAGCTCACAGAGAAACAGGAAGCTCTCCTTGAGAATTTTCGTTCTAATGGGTTTGATTCTAAGAAAGCAGCCCTAAAGGCTGGGTATCCTAAGACAGGGATCTATGCAGCTATCAGATCTCTTAAGGAAGAAATGATTGAGATAGCAGAACTTACCCTTATTCAACATGGGCCTATGGCTGCTAAAATGCAAGGTGATATCCTCACGGCTAAGAAACCCATCCCACAGGCTAATGTAAAGCTCTCAGCTTCTCAGTCTATTCTGGACAGGATTGGTCTAGGTAAGAAAGATTCTCTGAAAGTAGAGCATGAAGTTTCAGGAGGCATCTTTTTAATGCCCTCCAAAGCACCAATGCAAGAAAAGATTATTAATGAATAATGGCTAGGCCAATACGGGATATAGAAGGAATGCTAGGATACAATTCAAATGGTAAAGAGATTCAGAAAGAGCTACAGGCTCTAAAGGAAGTAGATGGACTTCTTAAGGAAGAAGCAATCTCTTTAAGGGAAGCATCAGATTATTTATTCAGCCTCTATGGTATGACTATTTCACATGTAGGTCTTAGGAAGCGGTTAGCTAATGGCATCTACAGAAAAGAAAACTAGAAAGAAAAGAGCCACTGTAAGATTAAATCCTAGAGAACGTAGGGAAGCTACCAGAAAGAAAATAGCTGTTAGTATTGATAATCAGCATAAACGTGCTAAGAAGATAAAAAAGGATATAGATATTCTTAAAGAGAATATCCTAGAAGAAAAGAAAACAGCAAAAGGTAGAGTACATAGTTCAGATGAGATAAAAGCTATGGCTAAACCAGTAAGAGATCTAGCTAACGACAATGTACTCTTCAAACCTAATGATGGCCCACAGACAGATTTCCTAGCAGCACCAGAGCTAGACGTTTTATTTGGGGGAGCAGCTGGTGGCGGTAAATCCTTCGCTATGATTATTGATCCCCTGCGGTATGCACATCGTGTGGCACACAGAGCATTAGTATTACGTAGATCAATGCCAGAACTGCGAGAACTCATTGATAAATCCAGAGAGCTGTATCCAAAAGCTTTCCCCGGTTGTAAGTTCAGAGAACAAGAAAAGATATGGACGTTTCCTTCAGGGGCTAAAGTAGAATTTGGATTCCTTGAGAAAGATGCAGATGTATATCGTTATCAAGGACAAGCGTATAGTTGGATAGGTTTTGATGAATTAACTCATCTCCCTACAGAATTTGCTTGGAACTATTTAGCATCAAGGCTTCGTACTACAGATCCTGAAATAGAAGTATATTTACGTTGTACTACCAATCCCGGTGGTGTAGGTCATCAGTGGGTTAAGAAGCGTTACATAGACCCTGCTCCAGCAGGAGAAGCTTTCCTAAGTGAGAGTGGTCTTACTAGACGTTTCATACCAGCTAGTCTTAAGGATAACCCTTATCTAGCTGACGATGGTAGATACGAGTTAATGTTGAAATCTCTAGATGAAGTCAGTAGGAAAAGACTTTTAAATGGTGATTGGAATATTAATGAAGGTGTAGCCTTCCCAGAGTTCTATAGAGACACACATGTAGTAGAGCCTTTTGATCTACCATTGCATTGGCAGCGTTTCAAGGCAGTTGATTATGGTTATGCAGCTCCCTCAGCATGTCTCTGGTTTGCAGTAGATCCTAATGATGGGACTATTATCTGTTATAGAGAACTGTATGCAAAAGGACTTACAGCTGATGATCTTGCTAAGATGATGATTGAGATGGAGATAGGAGATGCAATATCTATCCCAGGAGTATTAGATACAGCAGCTTGGAATAGAACAGGATACACTGGGCCTACTATAGGACAAACTCTATGTATGCCTCCTTATTCTCATAAGCTACGTCCAGCAGATAAAAACAGACTTGCAGGTAAGATCCAAATCCATGAGAGACTAAAACTTGTTGGAGAGGGTAGACCCGGACTTCAAATATTTAATAACTGTATCAATCTAATAAGAGAGATGGAAAACCTCCCTTTAGATCAAAATAAACCAGAAGATGTAGATACTAAAGCAGAAGACCATGCCTATGATGCACTACGTTACGGACTAATGTCAAGACCACGTAGGGAATCTACCTACGATTTACTGCAAACTATGAAAGAGAGAACCATGTACCAACCAGCCGATCCTATTTTTGGAGCTTAAATGCCTGAACAACTTTTAAATATTAATGAGCAGGAACAGCCTTTTGTATCAGCAGACGATGCTTTAGCTGAAACTATTCAGACAGCTTCTGATACAGAAGATCCAAAAGCAGAAGTATTAATCTCTACTTTGGCAATGGATGTTGTTAATAAGTTTGATTCTGCTGTAAGAACTAGACAGCATGATGAAGATCGGTGGCTCACTGCATACAGAAACTATAGAGGACTGTATGGTAAGAATGTTAAGTTTAAAGAGAATGAAAAATCTCGTGTCTTTGTTAAAATTACCAAAACTAAAGTATTAGCTGCCTATGGACAGTTAGTAGATGTAGTATTTGCAGGTAATAAATTTCCTATAACTATTCAGAATACTATTATCCCTACTGGAATTGCAAATTATGCACATCCCGGTATAGAAACTTCTCCAGAAGATCTTCCTATGGAAGAGATGGAAGTAGAAACAGACCCTCTAGATCTAGGTTATGAAGGTGATGGACAAACTTTAGGGCCGGGATCGGTCTTAACAGGTGGTCTGGATAAGTATAAAGATATACCTTTAGTAGAAGGCCCAAGTAACGATCCTAATGTACCTCAAATTTCTCCTGCTAAAGAAGCAGCTAGAAATATGGAGAAGTTAATCCATGATCAGATTGCAGAATCGAACGGTTCTTCAGAAGTGCGTAGCGCACTCTTTGAATCTGCTTTACTTGGAACAGGTATTGTAAAAGGCCCATTCAATTATAAGAAGACTATCCATAAATGGAAAGCTTCTGAAGAAGGTAGGCAGTATGTTCCAGAGACCACTAAAGTTCCTCGATTGGAATTTGTGAGTCTTTGGAATTTCTACCCAGATCCTAATGCGAATGCTTTAGAAGAAGCTGAATGGGTAATTCATCGTCATAGACTAAACCGCTCTCAAGTTAGAGGATTGAAGAATCGTCCTCATTTTAAATCTATAGAGATCAATGAGTTATTGAGAGGTGGAGCTAACTACCAAAATAAAGATTTTGAAACCTTTATCAAGAATGATGAAGGCATAGCTCCAGAACAAGATAGATATGAAGTACTAGAATATTGGGGTATTATGGAAGGCAAAGCTGTCCGTGATGCTGGATTAGACTTGGATGAATTAGTAGATGATGTAGATGATGTACAGATTAATGCTTGGATATCTGGAGGAAAGATACTACGCTTAGTTGCTAACCCATTTAAACCTGCTCGTATTCCTTATTTAGCTTTCCCATATGAGAAGAATCCTTATTCTATTTTTGGAATTGGGGTTGCTGAGAATATGGATGATGCACAGCAGATAATGAATGGCCATGCAAGAATGGCTATAGATAATCTAGCATTGTCAGGTAATATCATATTAGATGTAGATGAATCTGCTCTTGTACCGGGACAATCTATGGAAGTGTACGCTGGTAAGATCTTTAAACGTCAAGCAGGAATGCCCGGACAGGCAGTCTTTGGTCTTAAATTACCTAATACTACAACTGAAAATATGATGATGTTTGATAAGTTCCGTCAGCTTGCTGATGAAGCTACTGGTATGCCTAGTTATTCACATGGACAGACAGGAGTACAAAGTACAACTCGTACAGCTGCTGGCATGTCAATGCTTATGGGTGCAGCATCTCTAAATATTAAAACAGTAGTAAAGAATTTAGATGACTTCCTTTTAAAACCTTTAGGAGAAGCCTTTTTCCAATGGAACATGGCTAACTATGAAGGGGATCTCGATATAGAAGGGGATATGGATGTAAAGGCTACAGGTACTAATTCTCTTATTCAGAAAGAAGTTCGTAGTCAACGTCTAACAATGTTCTTACAAACTGTACAGAATCCTATGATTGCTCCCTTTGTTAAAATACCTGTTTTAATTAAAGAGCTTGCATACAGTATGGACTTAGATCCAGATGAACTAGTCAATGATGTGAATCAGGCACAGATTATGGCTAGTATTATGCAACCACAGGCAGCTCCTCCTCCTCAGGGTATGGCAGGAGAAGTAACTCCTCAAGTTCCAGCAATGCCGGGTGAAGAAGAGTTCAGCGGAGTAGAGCAACTACCACCAGAGGGTGCGCCAGTTGGATGAGAAATTAAAAAATAGACTTAAAATACTTTTTGCTACAGTGGATTCTTGGTCGATATATGAAGAGTATCTTAAATACTTAGAACTTAATATATTAACTACTAATCTAAATGCAGTAGAAGATAAAGAATTACGTATTAATCAAGGAAAACTCCAATTAATACATAGTATGAAGTCTCTTAGAGATACACTTAGAGACTTATAAACCGTAGGCTACCCAGAAATGGCCCCTACATTTTAGAAATCAGCTAGGCCACCTTGCAATGCAAGCCCTTAGGAGATTATATGTCAGAAGCAGTAGAAGCAAATCCTTATAACGCAAAGAAATCATGGAATAAATCAGAAGAGAGTCCTAGAGGTCTTTTAAGTCCAAATAGTTCTCTTGCATACTCAGACCCTACAGGAGAAGTCCTAAAAGACGATCCTGAAGCTACTCAGAGTGTAAAAGAAGAAACTCCAGAAAAAGAAGAAGCTACTAAATATAAAAAAGTAGACTATAAAAAGCGTTATGATGATGGCAAACGTCATTATGATAAGAAATTAATCGAGTGGAAAGCAAAAGAAAAAGAGCTGAACGCACGTATTAATTCTACCGCACCGAAAGCTATTCCTAAAACCCCAGAAGAACTGGCTACTTTTAAGGAAACATACCCGGATGTATATGACGTAGTAGAGTCAGTAGCTCAGACACAAGCACAGGAACAGTTAGAAAAAGTTAAAGCAGAGATAGCAGAACTCAGAGAAAAGGAATTTGAGTCCGCTGCTAGAGAAGCTGCATTAGTTTTACGACAATTACATCCTGACTTTGATGAGATAGCAGAATCTGATGAGTTTCAAGAGTGGGCACAGTCTCAACATGCAACGATTCAGGATTGGATTTATGATAATCCTACAGATGCTACCTTAGCAGCTAGAGCACTTGATCTTTACAAACGCGATGCTGGAATATTATCTGACAAAAAAGAAGTAAAGAAACCTAAAAAGAAAAAAGAAGTTGATGCAGCTGAAGCTGTATTGATTAAAGATTCTGTTGATCCTAATGCAGGAGAAGCAAAGGTTTGGACTACTTCTGAAATAGAACAACTATCCATTCAGCAATATGAAGAGGCAGCAGAAGAATTAGATCTTGCCTTTAAAGAAGGACGGATAGTACAAGGGTAGGTTATTGAGGAATACACCTCGATAACCATAATAAATAAAACGAGGTGAATAACTATGGCTTCATTTGAAGGCTCAAGCACAGTCAACTTTGGCAGTGCAATTACAGGTCAGGCAAACCAATTTTGGTCTCCTGAAATCTTTAGTAAGAAAATCCAGATTGCTTTTCGTAAGTCGTCTGTAATCGAAGCAGTAACCAATACGGATTATTTTGGGGAAATTGCTTCATATGGTGACACGGTCAACATTGTCAAGGAACCGACAATTTCTGTGTATGACTATGCTCGTGGTGAGACGCTGACCAATACGGCATTGACTGATCAGGAACTGGTCTTGAGAATTGATCAAGCCAAAGCATTCCAGTTCAAAGTTGATGATTTGGAAAAACGTTTCGGGCATACTAATTGGCAGTCTTTGGCTGCTGACAATGCAGCATACCAGCTGAAAGATGCTATGGATGTTAATGTGTTTGCAGCTATGGCTGCGGCTACTGGTGTTAATACCTATGGCTCCACTTCTGCTCCTATTGACACTGGGCATACCACTGGTGAAACTGATCCTCTAGATATGTTAGCTCGTCTAGCTCGTCTATTGGATGATCAGAATGTTCCAGAAGAAAATCGTTGGGTAGTTGCTGAACCAGCTTTCTATGAAGAGCTAGCACAGACTTCTAGTAAGTTAATGTCAGTGGATTACAACCAAGGTGATGGTGGACTTCGTAACGGTCTAGTAGCATCTGGTAAACTGCGTGGTTTCCAACTGTATAAATCTAATAACCTTCCTTCTTGGACGGGTACAGGTTCTTTCAGTGGTACTTCTAATCAGTTTGTTCTTGCTGGTCATATGAGTGCAGTTGCTTCGGCATCGGCTCTGAATACCATTGAGACAGTACGTGATACTTCAACCTTTGCAGATATCGTTCGCGGTTTGCAAGTTTGGGGTCGTAAAGTTCTTCGTCCTGAAGGCTTGGCGCTAGGTTACTGCTTGATCGACTAAGTTAGTAAATAGAGTGTGGGGTTTCGGCCCCACTCTCATTTTTTATTGAGGTCTATATGACAACCAAATTAGAAAAGGCTTTTACATGGCTTGCACCAACCGATACAGGTGGCTGCACTATCTTTAGGTCTTTAGATTTAGATGAAACAGAAGAGGAAGTAAAAGCAGAAGCTGGACAGGTATATCTAATTCATGCAATGAACATGTCTTCTGCACCTCTTTATTTGAAATTTTATAATGCCACAGCAGCTGACGTTACTGTAGGTACGACTACCCCTGTTATAACATTTCCTATTCCTACATCTGGAGATGTAAATGGTGGAGGCTTTGTTCTTAATATTTCACAAGGACTAGCTTTTGATACTGCGATCTCGGTTGCAGCAACTACTGGATTAGCAGATGCTAACACAGGTGCTCCCGGCGTAAATGAAGTTATATTAACTTTAGGGTATACATAATGTGGGAAAATATTAAACGATGGTGTCGAATTAATATTCAACGCCCTTACAGATCTTGGAAATTGGATCGTGCAATTAAAAATGGAACAGCTAAGAGAGGACGTACAGAATGAAAATTATTAACGCACTTAGAAAGAGCTTTCGTACCTTTTGGCTGGAAGTTTTTTTACGTTTTCGAGTACTTAGAGAAACAGCAGGATGGTTAGGAGGATGGAGAGGAGAGATCACTCCAGTTGGACGACTGTATGCAGTAAAAGTATCACCAGATGGCAATAGAGAAAATATTGGGTTAGTATCTACGAAAGC